CGGCCCTTTCGGACCCGCCCACCAGCGGTCGCCAGCTTGGGGAAGTTCATTTCTGAACACCCTTAAGCTGGTTACGCCTTGTACTCCCACCACAGAACTTCACACAAGTAAGCAACTATGTCACTTACCACAGAAAGGTATCTCACCCACCCAAAAGTGATATGGATGAGGAAGAACCTCACTGCTTGTGTGAAGTCTCTCCCTTCTAGGAAATCTAGTAAGGAGAGCTCCACCGAAGTTTGATGTCGACGACTTCGGGACGTCCTGATCTCTCTAAGTGTCTCGGATCTTGGAAGGGTTCACCCCGACCAGGAAGCAAGCACTTCATTAGGGATCCCACGGAGCTAGCCTCGTTGAGAGGAATCCGTGGTTTCACCACATATGCACGCACTCTTGGCGCATGTGTGTGCTCGTCTACGCGCTCTGTCTTGTAAGGCAGAAAGCTTCGACGACCCAATGCAGGTGATGTTGGTTCGACTATAGGAAAATGGGGAAGAACTTTCCCTATAACTTCTTCGTCGATCCAACGAGTTGTTTTCCAGAGTCCTCTTTCATAAAGGAGATTCCGGAAGGCAACAAGAGATATCACCTTAGAAGGATCAGTTCTGTCGCGAGGGAACGACTGCCTAAGGCGGACAGGTGTTACATCCGTCCCTTGGTAGTAATCCCCTCCACAACTCTCTCGGAATTTCCCATTCCAAAAGGACTTGTGTTGGTTCACTTTAAAGCCAAGAAGGCCCAGTGACCTTACGACAGAATCCACGTAGTCCACGGGGACAATTAAATCATCTCCGTAGACGCGCACTTTACCCGCGAAAGACTTCACAGTCTCCCGTGTTAGAGGAGTGCCCAATTGCTCTTCGATCCCAAGGAAAATGGCAGTGAGAAACACCATTGCCTCGAAAGGGAAGCACAACGCGGAACCCATTGACGCGAACTTATGAAGGGAATATATACTTTGTCCCAACATAGGAACACTTGCCTTGGTGGACCTTGTCGCTGCGACGGCCTTCCCGAAGGTCGGAAATCGCTGCAACATGGTTACTACATGCAAGTTGTGAACCCGATCGGAAGCCTCGCTCAAATCGAGCGTAGCAAGATCGCCCCTTATACTTCCTTCACAGGCCAGACGCCGATTTGGCTCCTGATCTGTGAAACCAAGGAAGTTGAAAGCGAGATTATCTCTAGTATTACCAGGGATTCTCTCACTTTCGAGGAACTCGACCAACGGGTGGAGCAAGCCTTGTTGCATGAACTGCATATAGGCTGGCTCCATTGCGATGATTCGAGGGGTTCGCAACGTCTTGGGAACATGAATAACCCTTACGGGTATTTCACGACCCGGGTCGAGAATCTCGGCCGTCTCGTAGATATTGTAATATCTTTGAGAGGGAAGAGCATATTCCAGAAAACAGAATATCTCCTCTAGCCTTTCTGACCAAGTAAATAGATCGTACTTTTTGTTACCAAAAAGCCGATCTGCGGTCATACCGGGCCCATGCCGAGGCGTGAT